TTTTTGATTTCAGGCCATATATCATTTACAAGAGGTAACAATCCTTTTGTGGCACTTGAATTGTAAACGAAATGGTTTTTATCCTTCTTCAATAAATCCACTTCGCTTATATGCTTAACTGCACCATTTCTAGTTTGGAAGAAATGCTTTTTGAGGACTTCGAAGTTTCTTCTTTTGCCATGATTTGAATTGAGAATATATGATGTATGCCAATCTGAAAGAGTGAAAACATGATGTATTTTTCTTGAAAGAACAAGTTCTTCTAATGCATGTTCGCCTTCAATAAAAGTGTCGTGCAACCAAAGAATTCTTTTCTTAGCATTTTTCAAGAATGGATATTCGTCATTTAGAAATGGTTGAACTGATCTTGATACAATGGCAACATCATAAACTTCGTTATGTTCTTTTGCATTTGTGTTGTCTATGTATCTTACACCATCATATACGCCCTCAGTTGAATGTGGTTCGTCACTACAGTTATTGAAAACTGTAACATCGAACCCCAATTTTTTTAGTTCTTTTGTCATTAAAATGACTGCGGATTCAGAACCACCTAGACCATTTTTGTTAAGAGTGTCGCCATCATAAGACAGACCAAGTTTGTCGATAAAAACGATTTTCATTCAATTCTCCATAATTTAAGGGTGTGTTTGTATTTATTTATACTTGCACATAAGTTTTGAATTTCGTATCTATTGCTCTTAATTCATAGACATCAGACGCTGCTTCTACGAGATTTTTCATGTCCCAAGATTGTTCGTATGCATATGTCACCATATTTGAAATCGTTGTTCCCATAAGAATGACTTCATCTGGTGTAAGTGCATTTTCGTTGTCGTTGGCATCTCTGAAAATAATTGTTGATGTGTCACCATTCATTTTTTTGAGTGATGCACCAAGAACCAGATTTGATATGTTAGATAGGTCTGGTTTGCCTTCACGAATGTCAACGGGAATTTCTAAAGTATCGCTAATCTTGACTGTATATGTCTGGTGAATATGTTCATTTCTTAGATCATTGATTTTTGCTAACAAGGTTTCTTTTTCAGATTCGAAATCTGAATTAATCTGATCTTGTGTTTTTTCTACTATGTTCCATCCAAGTTCCCATCTGTTTGTGGTCACTTCATCTACAGTTTTTTCTGTTAATTCTGGTGTGTCTTTAGGTTTCAACCTTTCGACAGCATCATCAAACTCTGGTTTTTCTGCTTCATAGACTGGAAAAACATTTCTGGTTTCCAAGAAACGATTGTTTAAAAATTTTGGAAGACTTACGTTTCTATTCTCTTCACGAAACATTTCTAGCGAATATGGAAACGCATCTATATTGTTATTGCCATATGTTTTTACAAACATGCTAAACTCCTTTTGGTGTTAAATCTACTCTAGTATTTATCAAAAAATTTTAACACCATAAATGGTATTTCCGCCATCTGGTGTGTAAAATTCAATTATAGAATCTTCGCCAGCAACAAAAGTTGGTGCTGTGTTTTCTTCCCAAATAATACTATTTGTCCATGTGATTGAAGGTGTATAGATCATTGAATACTGAGACACGCCACTATCTCCTATGATATATAATTTAGTCCCATCTGGTTTGATATCTATATCTTTTGGATTTGTTTCTTCTGAATTTATAATAAAAAGATTGTTAGACCAACTTGCAGTTGACAAATCCCAAGGAGTTGTCAAGTTGTATTCGTAACCCCTATGTAATAAATTGTCAGACACATAAAACATTTTAGTCCCATCTGGTTTGAAACGGAGTCCAACAGGATTTGCTGAAACAGTTACTGATGAAATTAGACTACTTACACTTTCTATATCCCAAGGAGTTGTTAGATTGTATTGATAAATAGTATCATTATCTATACCTGCTATATACATTTTTGTACCATCTGGACTTATATAAAGACCGTCCATATCTGAGTTGTTAATAACATCATCATCTATATTATATATCAATGACCCATATGTAGTTATATCCCATGGTGTTGATAATATAAATGCATGAATCTTTCTAGTGTTGGATGATAATAAATACAAAATAGAACCGTCTGGTTTTATGAACATAGATTTGTATGGATCACCTTGTGAAGGGTCTATTCTTGTATTTGTACTAGAAACACTTCCTATATCCCAATTATTTGAAAGAGACGTATTATACAAAGTTGAAGCGGAAATACTAGATACTTTAGTCCCATCTGGTTTGAAGAAAACAGATTCTGTTCCTGACCCCACTGCTTCTGTTACATTATCATAAGACGCATTTTTAAACGACCAACCTCCTTCTTCTGCGGAGACATGCAATCTCCAAACACTACTTCCTTCGGTAATGTTTGAAAATAATACAGTCCTAGAGGGTATGTCTTCATTTAAATTAAATTTAAATGAAGACGCATTTTCTAAATTCATTGTTCCGGTAGATGTTATGGTCTTGCTCAAAAGTCTTTTTGAAATTGAAATCCACTTTCCATCATTGTATTGATATGTCAATCCATCTATTGTAGTTTGATCGCCATTTGTTGGTGTGTTTGGAAAATTCATGCTCATTATTTTACATCTTCCTCTGATAGTTTTCCGTAGTATGTCAGTCCATTGTCATTTGTATAAAATTCGTATACATTTATTTCGTTTGTTTGTGGTATATTTGGGGCGTATTCGCCTTCCCAAACAATATTATCATTCCATATTATTTCTGGGATTGTAGTAAAACCGGAAATATCATATTGATATAATTTTTTGTCGGTGTAACCTCCCAAATAAATCTTTCCACCATTCGGTTTAATAAAGAACCCTAACGAAGATGTGATATCATTACCATAATTATAACTTATCCCCGTGTATAATCCAGACGAAATATCCCAAGGCGTTCTTATGGAATATTCATAAATCTTACTATTTACGCCACCAGACATATACATTCTTGATCCAGTTTTATTGAACGAAATTTGAAAAGGTGATCCATCTTCCGAACCAACACTCAAATATTTTCCGTTGTAGGACACATCTGAAATATCCCATGGAGATGCAAGATCATATTCATAAATCATATCGGTGGTATATGAAGACGTATATAATTTAAGACCATCATCGCTAAAATAAAATTTTGGTTGTGGATACACATAATTTAGAGAAAGTTGGTCGAAAAATATTCCAGAATAGGATGTGGTTGATATATCCCATGGTGTAGAAAGATTAAACCTTTTTATAATGCTTCCAAAAATAGTCGTAAAAAAAGCAGTGCCATCAGGTTTAAACTGAATATCAGAATTCCCCCAATATCCTAGTGTTGTAAATGTGTTGGCATATACATTATCATAAGATGCGGTTGATATGTCCCATGGTGTAGAAAGAGAATATTGATAAACATACTCGTTTTGTTGCGTTCCAGAATTGTACCCCGAAGAAATCGAACCCATCAAATACATCTTTGTTCCATCAGGTTTAAAATATATACCTGTGGCAGTTGCAGAACCAGTTGCTGTTGGTTCTGGCGTTTGTGGAAATGCCAAATAACTCACGTTATCGTAAGTCATATCTTTAATTGAATAATTGGTTGCTGCATTATAATCTTCTGGGACTCTCAATTTCAATTGAAATTTTTGTGAGTATCCACTGTCAGGCGGATTTACAAAAGAAATATTTGTTTTTTCTGTCAATTCAACATTGAAAAAATTACCTTGTGACAAATCTATTTCTGTTGAATTATTTGCACTAGATGGTGAATAACCAGTGTAATTGTAGTTTGTGACTTCCTGTCTCCACTTTGTTCCAGTGAAGATATAAGTCACATTGTTATCATCTATGTATGTGTCACCCTCTACAGGTGAAATAGGAAAATTCAATGCCATTTTATACGTTCCTTAAATCTAATGAAAGTGGGTTTGCTATCCAGACAGAACCATCGAATGTTGTAAAGTTTATTAAAATATTTGTATCATATATGAAGTCGATAGCAGGTGCAATTCCACCTTCCCATTTTATATTATCTGTCCATGTAATGGTTGGTTCCACAGAAGTTTCCACATACGTTCTATTAAATTCAACTACAAAACTTGTATTTGGAGAAGCATTTGGAATATCAAATGTAATATCTTCATCCAAATTTATTTTATAATAATCGTACTTATCTGGTTCAATTAAAACTGTATTTGCAGTTTGTATTGTGATATTATGGTATTCACCCACAATTGTATTTGCGAGTTTATTCATATTAACCCACTTTACTGAATTCCAAATATATGATACTCCATTATGCGTATGAATATCATTTAATGATGGATTTAATGGAAAGTTTAATGACATATTTTTATAACCTTTATTACTTAATAATTATACCAGTATTTATCCTCTGAATAATCGGGCGGGATTGGTGTCATCGCTTCAATTTGGTTTGACTTGACGCGAACTAATTTAATCCGGTCCCAAAGGACTTGTCCCGCAGCGTGTTCAGCACGCTCTTGATCTGTCCAGTTTGTTGGACCTTTAATGGCAAGTTCAGCAGCGCGGGCAGTAAGGTTGCGCTGCATCCATTCAGGACAAATTGCGAGAATACGCCTTGCCGCTTCCTGTTTGACCATATCGGCGGTAAGCGGCGGATGTGGAAAATCACTGTCAGGCACATCAACGATCTGACCTCTGCGTAGTAGTTTAGTCATTAGATTGTCTCCTTATATCCGTAAAGGCGGATTTCACCCGACACAAAGTTATCTGAACTGCCCCGATAAATTCTTATAGTATTCACTCTAGACTCGGAAGTTAAAATACGCCCACCCATATAGTTCCTGCCTAGATAAATTGTTGGTGACGAAGAATCATTAGTAATACCCTCCCCATTGTATTGAAAAAGGTTATCGGAGTTGTTAATAAATATATAACCCGAAGATTCTCTGGAGGTATACCACACATCAAATTGCTCGGCGGCTGTCGAGTTAATAGTGCCAATACTCGAGCCATAGGAGAGTAGAGTTTTGACGGAAAACGAGGCATAACCAGATTCAACAAAATTACTTCCACCGTCTTCTGAAACTACCATGTATGTAGCAACATACGACGAACTGCGCACATCACTGAAAGTAAGCAAAAATGAGCTGTATGATGCAGGCAGGTCAATCTCAAACGCGCTAAAGGTATTGTTGCACGTAACTACTTCCAATAGTGTAACATCCCCACCGCCAGCAGACGGGTCAACCCATATCGTGTCGTAGTTAGTCGCACTGGACTTGGATAGTAACTGCCCAGTTGTCCCACCAACAGGAACGCCTTCGCCTGGATCGCCTTTAGAACCTGTGTAACCAGTTGGTCCTTCTGGTCCCTGTGGACCAGAAGTCACGATCCATTGTTGACTATCACCATCATCATAATAAACATTTAATGTTGAATCATTTGTGTCAAACCACATTTGACCATCAACAGGATTTGATGGTGCAGTGTTTACAGTTTCTGTAATAGCACCTATTTCACCTTTTGAACCTGCGTATCCAACTGAACCTGCGTATCCAACTGGTCCTTGTGGTCCCTGTGGTCCCTGTGGTCCAGAAGTTGTGACCCATTGTTGACTATCGCCATCATCATAATAAACATTAAATGTTGAATCATTTGTGTCAAACCACATTTGACCATCAACAGGATTTGATGGTGCGGTATTAGAAGTTTCTGTAACACTTCCATCTTGTCCAGAAATGCCCTGAGAACCAGTAAATCCATTATCACCCTTCGAACCAGTGAAACCTACATCACCTTTTGACCCTGTGAAACCAATATCGCCTTTTGACCCTGTGAAACCAACTGAACCTGTGAAACCTAAATCACCTTTTGATCCGGTATATCCCCTAAATTGACCAATATCCAACCAACTTGCGCCATCCCAAACATATAAATGACCATCTGCTTGAACAAGATATGCGTCATTTACAGAATTGCCAGTTGGTGGCAAATCGCCTACAGTTGGGACACTTCCTTGAATGTATAGAGAAGAACCAGCGGAACCTGTATAACCAGTCGAACCAGTGAAACCAATTGATCCAGAAAAACCATTTACACCAGTTGAACCAGTGAAACCAATATCGCCTTTTGATCCAGTGAAACCAACTGAACCAGTGTATCCTCTAAATTGACCAACATCCAACCAATTTGCACCATCCCAAACATATAAATGACCGTCCGCTTGAACAAGATACGCATCATTTTCAGAATTTCCTGTTGGGGGTAAATCGCCTACAGTTGGAACACTTCCTTGAATATATAAAGATGCTCCTTGTGATCCTGTGTAACCAATATCGCCTTGTGATCCTGTGAAACCTATTTCACCCTGTGATCCTGTGAAACCTATTGAACCTGTATATCCAGTTGAACCTGTGTATCCGACAAACTGCCCAACATCAACCCATGCAGCGCCATCCCAAACATACAAATGACCATCTGCTTGAACTACATAAGCATCATTTTGAGAATTTCCGGTTGGCGGTAAATCACCAACTGTTGGAACACTACCTTGAATGTATAGAGAAGAACCAGCGGAACCTGTATAACCAGTATCACCTTGCGAACCAGTAAACCCTGTTGATCCAGTGAAACCACGGGAACCAGTGAAACCAATATCGCCTTTTGATCCAGTATAACCGCGTGATCCATTAAATCCTGTTGAACCAGTAAATCCAGTTCCTACAGAAGACCATTCCGATCCATTTGAAGTATAAAGTAATCCATCTACACCGTAAACAACTGCACCGATATAAACTAATGGGTCAAGTGTGATTGGTATTTCTTGTGGAAGTCCGCGTCCTACTAAGAGCGTTCTTCCGGTTACTGATTTATATGACATCATCTTCCTCCGCTTGACCAACTGTATATGACATTGTAATGTCTAATGTGTCGTCAAGGGATGCTTTTGCTTCAAGAACATCACCCGTGTAAATAAATTGACCATTCAACGGAAATGCATATAAGTCATTAACAGGAACTAACAATTCATTTGTTATTGAGAAATATGAGTTTGAAGAGTCCCTGTATACTCTTATGGATATGGAAGCAGTATTTGCCCCTTTGTTTGAAACTAGCATTGGTGAAATTATTTCTCCAACACCAGGAACGATATCAGTTCCACCACCGAATGATTGTTGTGGAACCTCATAACTAGGAACTTCAATAAGAGTTTCCCAATTTGTTGTTAAAGTCTGACTCAAACCAATCGGTTTTGCGTCAGGTGCTTGACTTGTTTCAATAATTACTGTATTGCTCATGTGAATGTCCTACTATTTGCTGCTCTACGTGCTAATCTTCTAACAGATGATGTGAATGGTCTACCTTCCAAACGTCCAGTTCTACCATTAATTTTCAATCCTCTTGCGAAATATTGGTTGTTCAATTCGTCAGCACCAGACCAACGAACTCTCCCACCATCTTCTTCTAGAACAGAACCACTTGCTGCCAATGGTTTGCCAACCCTTCTAAAGTTCAATGGTAATGCGTTTCTGTTAACCCCAGCACCCGCCAAGTTAAACTGATGACCTAATGATTCAATCAAACTGCCAAACTGTAATCTATTTGGGTTTATTAGTGTGTCTTTTATAATATCGTTCAATAATGCATCTAACATGAATATTTCATCTGTTGTTGGATTTGCAATATTTATAATATAATCGCGCATTCTATCGTATGCTTCCAAGAATGTTGATATAAGATTTCCTGTTATTCTACTTGTAAATGAAACAACACCCAAAGCAATATCGTCAATATTATTGTTCAATATATTGAAAGAACTTACGTATTGTGATGCGACCCAAGAAGTATCTGGCAATATTTTTGTTGGTAATGTCAAACCATCTGTGTCTATTGTTGTGATTATTTCACCAACTCTATCTTGTGCAAATGTTGCTGCTGAAAGACTACCACCAGTTCCAGAAGTATCTTGTAATGTTATATTTCCACTACTTGGGGTAATATATACTCCCTGAGCAATGTCACCTAGGATATCTTCCAATCTTCCGAATGCTGCAATAGTTACATCTTTCTCACTTGAACCCAACTGACCAACTGTGCCAATAAAGTATGCCATTGCTGCAATGTAAGTTTCAAGATTTCCACCATATGTCAGATCATATTTTAGTGCATCAACAATATAACCGACATCCCTTCTACATGCTTCACTGTTATAACCAAGAACATATGTTTGATCAATGTAATCAGTAACAGCACTTTGTATTGTTGATTTATTAGTTTGCATTAAATCATGTGCATCTGAAAGATCAACATCAACCCATGATGTATCTGGTTCAATTACTGTCTGTGAAGTTCCTGTGTCTATGGTATCTATGATAACATCAATTAATGTTCCCAATCTGGTTGCGGCATCAACACTTCCAACACTTGTATCTATTGTTTGTGTTATTGTTGTCTGTAATGGTGAAGGGACAGAAACGCCTCTTGATACAAACTGCATTATTTCTTTTAAATAATCATATGAATCTATGGTTGCTAATGCCTCACCAATACCTAGTTGCAAAACTGCACCAGAATAATATGCATTTCCTGCAATAACGCTTTCCAAGTTCCCACCGTATGTCATATCATAGTATACTGCATCAAGAATAAAATCTATATCTCTTTCACATGCTTCTTGATCGTATGTTCCGCTCACGACAGGGTAATATTGATCAATATACTCTACAACTTCTGCTTTCAAGAAACTTCTATTTTCTTCTACCAGATTTCTTGCATATTTGTATTCATTTGTGAAAGCATTTATTTCCCCACCAGTTGGAGTCGGTAAGACTGGTGTTGGAACAGAATCCAAACCATCTTCAATAACATCAATTATTATGTTAACTAATGTCTCGACTTGAAGTGATGCGGCATCATATCCATCAACCAAAGAGATTAACAACTCTTTCATTTTTTCAAATGCGGTGATTGTCGCTTGTTTTTGTATTGTAGTAACAAGTGATGCGCCGTTTCTATAGTATGATCTTGCTGCTGTTATTGTTCTGAAATTTGAACCAAACATCAAATCATATCCAATTGCATCTATAATTAATCCAACGTCACGTCTGCACAATTCGTCATCGTATGTGAATGGAACGAAACCACTATCAAATGGTGCTATTTCATTTGTTATTTGATCTGCAATCCATGCATCAACTTCATCTTGAATAAATGTTTTATTTGAATCAATAAGGCGTCTTGCATTGAAATATCCAGTATCATATCCAGTAGGGTCTGTGTATGATCTTTCAGAAGCAAAATCTGGACCATAAAGGATTATAGTAATTATTTCGTCAAATAATGAATTTGATCTTGACAATGATGTGTCAGTCAGATAAGATGCAACAATCTTTTTATGTTCTCTTAGAGCGAATACTGTTCTTGATCTTTGAGAGTTTAATACTTCTGCCGCATTTGCTCTATAATATGCTAATGCTGCTGTTATGCTTCTGTGATTTGAGTTAAACATCAAATCATATGCAATTGCTTCGGTAATAAGTCTTGCATCTCTTTCACATTTTACTTTGTTGTTTACGAAATCTTCTGTGCTTGTATCAACATAAGCAATAATAGCATCTTTTATATTTTCTTTTTCTGTTTGTGTTGCATCGAAGAAATCAGTTTCGTCAGTGCCAACCCATGAAGTGTCTGGATTTTCTGCTGTTGGTGTTGTGTCACCATTTATTATTTCAATGACTACATCAATCAATTCACCTGCTTTATTAGATGCGGATAAAGAACCTGCGGTTCCTGTTACCTGTGTAATATTTTCTTGTAATTCTGTCACATCATTGTTCAAAGCAATATCTTTGATCAAATCACGCATGAATTGATACGCTTTTATTGTTTGTGTTTTTTCAGAGGAAATTTCAAGACTTGTTCCTACGTAATATGAATTGCCAGCGACTATGGATTCTAGGTTTCCACCATATGTCAAATCGTATATCATAGCATCAATAACATATCCAATGTCTCTTTCACATGCTGTTTCATCATATGTGAAAGCATTGAAAGTGTCTTGGATATACTGTGTTACTTCTGCTGTAATGAATTCTCTATTTGAATCAATTAAATTAATAGCATTTTCATAACCACTATCAAATCCTGTTGGGTCTGGTAGTATATATGAAGGTATTGAACTTTCTCCATTTGATATGATAGATATTATATTATTCATATTTTCAGTAATTGAATTTATGATACTTTGTGGCGAAGAAATGTTTGTTGCTTCTGCTATAAGTTGGGTTTTTAATTCCTCTAACGCATCTAGTGTGACCTGTGATTGCCCCAACAAAACTTTTGCCGCATTTACTCTTAAATATGCTCTACCTGCTATAATAGAACGGAAGTTTGAACCAAACATTGCATCATATGCAATAGCATCAATAATAAAACCAACATCTCTTGCACATTTTGTACTATCATATATAAAACTATCTGTTCCTACGGCAGCATCTGCGTTGAACGTGTAATCCGCTTTATAATCAAAAAAACCAGCAATGAAGTTTCTTGCAGAAGATTGGTCGCCAGATAGAAAATCGTATTTTATCGAATCTAAGAAATATCCTGCATCTCTACGTGTTGCAGTTTCGTCAATCACATAACCCTTTGATGACATATAATTCCACATATCATCAATTATATCATCTTTATTTGTCTCAATCGCCAATGCGACTGTTGGACTTACGAACATTTCTTGTGATGTTTCATAAGGATCGACAACACGTGTTGAACCTTTTGACCTCATGGAAATATCACCAAATTGGGTTCCTGAGTTGTTGAGTGTTATCTGACCACCATTTAATGCATAAAAAGAACATCTTTGGAAAATTGTCAAGGAACTGATACCGTTGATACCAGCACCATTTTTTGCAACATATCCCATTCCATTTGGTGAACGTGGAGTAGCACCAAATGCCAACATATATGTGAAGACTGAATTTTGGTCTAGAACGGCACGATCTGCGAGAATTACACCACCACCACGACCAACAAGTTTATTTGGGAAATCATCATCACCCAAATCCTCAATTGTTCCTAAACTGTTTCTTGGGTTTAGAGGTGCGGCAATATTTTCTGCAAAATTGTTTGAAACCTGACTACTATCTCTGATATAAGGAGAACGCATAATTTTTGCACCAGGTCTGAAAGCAATAGCAAATCCGCCTGTAGGGTTGTCGAAATTATCAACTCTTAGATTTTTGAAAGCAAATCCTCTCACATAACAACCAGAACCTACAAGAATAGCATTCGCATTTTCATAACCTTCGTTCATGATTATGTTAGTTACATATTGACCGTTTGAAGACTCAATAGCACAACTATCTGGTAGTGCTAAACTGCCGTTTGTATAATAATCCCCAGGTCCAACTGTAATGCCCACGGGAGCATTTTGCCATGCATAATCAAATGCAGATTCAAGATTGTTGAAAGGTCTTAATTGACTACCATTTCCATCTGTTTCGGCATCTGCTGAAACATACACGTGTTTGACATCTGAAAAATTATTTGCAAATTCTAAATTTAGTTCTTCCCATGTAATTTTTCTTGTTGTATTTGTTCCAATATCCTTTATAATGAAGTAATCATTATTTTCTAAATTCGGTATGTGTCTATTAGTAATATCAAGATCAATATTTGATAGACTGCCACCAGTAATATTGATATTTTTAAATTCTTCTTGCTGTATTGCACTCACAAGTTCTTTTCTTGTGATGTTTTTTGTACCGTTAACACCTTGCTCTAGGTTGACTACGACAAATAAGTCTTCGTCTTTTATTGCACTACCTAGAATGGAACCTAATTCGGAAATTTTTGACATATTACCTACGCTCTTTTCTTCTGTTTAATCTATTTATACGTGCTTTTCAAAGCGGCACACTAATTCTGTGTAATTCTATTGTTATTTATACTATCAAGACTTTTGGTGACTGTATATTTTATAAATAACTATAAACATATTTCATAAAAATAGGAATTGAAATGGCAAGCACTTCAAAATATCGTCGCTATGGTGTAAGACGTGAAAATAATCTATCAGATATTAAGAACCCCGAAATAAGTTTGAATAACTTATTAGATAATCTTCCTGTAGTCGTAGATGGAAAAACATTCATATCACAAGACTTGGATGTTATTAGGGGTTTGGGTGGGACAAATGTGTCTCCATCAACATTTACACAAATAGGTGGGACTGCACCAACTTACACATATTTTGAAAATGACGAAATTAAAGAAGATTATATAACACCAATAATTCGTCTGAAAGATAGATTCACACAGTATCGTGAAGTCACGGGAGATGTTGGGCAATTTGGTTCCGGTTTAGGTCCAAGAGCATTTTTCATACCAAGTGATAAAATATCAAATTTTACGAAAACTACAAGTTTCGATGATGCTGCAAACACTTCTGGTGTTGAAACAAGTGACGACTTTTGGGTTCTTGGCGAGTTTCAAATAAACAATAGAATAAGACCAAACTTCCCAGATTCATATGGCGGTATAATGTGGGAAGGTTATTTTCTTCCAAATCCTATAACATCATATCAAAATTTTTCGTTTCTTACAACAGGTCTATTTCATGCAGAATATGATAGATTTGGTGATGGGAATTGGTTAACAGTTGCTTCTATATATGCAGAAGAAAGAACTGTTGAAGTGGCAGCGACTGTATCAAATTCGACAACTGTTTCTATCATAGAGGATGATGTTAAATATGTAGCAAAAAATGATGTTGTAAATGGGGATGATAGTATATTCATAGATAACATTGTTGGTAACGTGTTGACGCTTTCAAATCCAATTTCTGTTAATGCTGGTGAAAATCTCACTTTGACATTTGTTGCAGGGATTGATGATGTTAACGCAAGTTTTGAAATACCAATTATATCCGATAGGGCAGAAACCCCAGCATTCAAGGTCAGATTTTTCTGGTGGTTCCCCACAACAATATCGAATGATCCAGAATTTAAGTATCTAAGTGTTGCATATTCTTCATCTACTATTTTACCATTTTCTAGATTTTCTATAGAAGAACCAACTAATGTGTATGGTGATTATGAGATAAGAAAACTCATTGAAGATGCGACAACTCCAATACAAGAAGAATTTGGTGAAACCGGATCAAGTGGAACTGATTATAAAGATTTTCAAAATGAAAACTATTTCCAATCAGTATACACTCCTATAAGTTCTTTAGCACAAATAACAAATGTTAGCGGATTATCCATAGAATATGTATTAGATAACAAATATATTATCGGAAATTCTTCTTCGCTTTCTCAAACTGAATTGGGCAATTACATAGTTCCAACTGACCCAACACAAATGGGTATTGGTGGCATAATACCAAAAAATCTCAGATTGAAAGATACAATAGGTGCAACTTCAATTTCTACTACGCGCATTGTAAACCAATCAATGCCTTCCACAGAAACTAGTGTGTCTGTGGAAGTTATAAATCATAATGGTTTAATTGATTATTATGTTGCAACTTCTGCAAGTGATGTTGTCACGATAAGTGAGGGTGATACTTCGAATTTAAGAGTTGATATGATATGTATAACTTCTTCCACCTTATCAACAGATTTTGTAAGAATAACAGAAATAATTTCATCTACACAATTTAGAACTTCTGTAAATCTTGGTATAACGGACGCTTACGTCTTTGTTTATGCTAATGCTGGTGTTATTGATAGATCAAAAGAAATTTTCTGTGATGGTGTTTTTGGGCAGGTATTGACCGCAAATGCTACATCTGACACATTGACTTTGGGTTCTGTTGATGGTATAGTTAGTGGTCAAGTTGTACAATTTGAAGGATATATACCATCTGCAACAACAGTTCTATCTATAGTTGGTAATGATGTTACTATTTCAAATTCAGTGACCCAAACAATACAATCTGGTTCTACAATTATTTTTGCACCATCTGGAACTTCTGCGAACAAAGAAAGTTGTGTTTTACCTATTGACTTATCACCACCATTTTTGGGAATTGATACTGGATTAAGTACAGATGGGAATAATATAAAGTCAACATCTCCGACTGAATTTAACGTAGTTTTTGCAAATATTATTTCAGAAGCAAATACCACTGTTTCAAGTGCAGGTTCTTCCCCTGCATATGATACCACAATTGTTCTTGCAAATGGTTACAAAATTCTAGCAGACAGTGTTTAAACGTCCGGTTTCATGCAGAGATAGTATTCTTCGCCGTTTATCAATACTTTCATGAAGTGTGTGAAATCACTTGTCACATCACCACTCTCTGTTGTTGTTATTGAAACGCCGTTTGTCTCCAATTTTATTTCATCTTCGAAAACAAGATTTTGAATTGAAATTTCTTTGGTGTCCGCAACAAGATCAGAACCAATCTTTTCCCACACATTTTCATTGCTTGAAAAAATTCTCGCAAACGATCCAGTTGCTGTATTTAAAATAAAAATTCCTGGGTTAGAAGAACTGACACTAGTGTCATTTAGTCCATCTTCGTCTTTGACAACTGCAACACCATTTATTTCTGTTTTGTATGTTGTAGAAAAGTCTCTATTTTTTACTATCGAATTTGCTCTTTTCGAATTTGCATAATCAATGTTTATTTCAATAGATGATAGATAATCTTTCAAAGTTGCTGGATATGTCGCATATTTATTGAAAACATTTATCAACGAAGAATAAACGTTTCGCGAATTTTGATCTGTAATATCTTCTGCATCATCACTAAAAAAAACTAATGATAGTGCGGTATCTTCTACTACAACATCTCTATATCTAACAAGATTTGTGACATTATCGTATGATACTGCATCATTTCTAATATAGTCTCCACTGGGCGGATTTGCTACTATTACGTCAGAAGCATTTTTCAAACGAATTGTTATTTCATCATTTTCGTTTATTGATACATCAAAAATTGAATAAGGAGTGCCATCAATTGTTATGGTCGTACCTTCGGTATATGCAAATGTGACATCTAAAGGAAACGTTATCGTATCGCCGCTTATCTGAGAACTTTGTACATTTATCGAAGAAAAATTTCTGTTATTATTTACAAATAATCCAATATCATCTGCGATAGGCGCACCGCCTAAGTTATTTAAGAAATCTCTGTCTACTTGTGTTTCTTTTAGATTTAGGTCTTTGTCAAAACCTTGAAATGTGCTTACTACCATTTTATGCTAATCCTATTGACCAACCTGCCGCTGCCAACTTCGCGACAATTGCTGATGTTTCTTCTGTTCCAGAACTTGGTGCATTACCAGATAAGTTTATGTTCACATTTGTTCTGTTGCTATTGTTATCATAATTATCATTCAAATCTAACAATATGTTATCAATATCACCTGTTGTCAAGTTGTTGTCTGATAAGTCCAGTAATTGCATTCTTGCCAAATTTGTGATGGAACCTTTATCATAACTTGAAATATTATTTTTTCCAAAATATATGTATTTTAAGTTGAGCATGTTCTCAAAATCTGGTAGTGCTGTTACCGCATTATTTGTGGCATTTAGTGTATAAAGAGAAGGCAGATTCAAAGCATTAAAACCAATTAAATTGTTGTTATTAACTATCAACTGCCCCAACAATGGGAGGTTTGATGCTGGAAATAAATCTTCGAACTGATTGTAACTAAAATTCACAAGTCTAAGACTTTGATTGGAATTTAGTGAAGGTATAGCACCACTAAGTTTATTTCTGTCTAGATAATAATATCCTAATTTTGGACATGAATTTGTTTTAGGTAATGTTCCTGTTATTCCACTACCCTCAGAACTTATTCTAAATGTTATAAGATTGGTCATATTCAACAATGCATCTTCATGAATTGGACCACTTAAATATCCACTTGTCAAATTGAAATATATTAGTGTGGGTCTGCAACCCGATTCACCAGTTGATCCAAATGTAGTGTTTGAAATACTATAAGTTGCATCTGCGTCTTCCCATCTCGTAGACCAAGATATTATGCGCTCCAAGGATGTGTTTGTATCAAAACTAGGCAATGCACCAGATACATTCGTGTTATTCATTCTGAAATATGTTAGTGATGGACAATTGTTAACTATATTTGTTCCTACACTGTCATTTACAAATGACATATTATCTATATAATATGTTTCGAGTAAACTTTTTCCAGACATGTCAACAATATTATGTCTATTACCCAATCCTGATTTAAAATATTTCAAATTAGATGCATTAGGAAAATCTATAGTAGAAGAAAATTCTCTATCATTATTTGATATATCAATTCTTTCCAAAGAAGAAGATTGTAAAACCGTATTCGCAATATCATCGAATCTATTGCTTTGTATATAATATGTCAACAATCCAGAATTTATCTCTGGTGATGTTCCTGACATTCTTCTTGAATTAGAAGAAGAAGCAATTGCACTGAAATATTTTAGATTAGGCAAACCATCTACAGGGTCGCCAAAATCAACAACAGCAGTATCCGAATAGACATTGTTTAATGATAAATTGACCAATGTGCTTGGGAGTCTTTTAACGACTTCTTGTGTGAATGTATTCAAATCTGTATTGTTTGAATATCTCATATCGCTATCACTCAAATTTAATGTGGTGAGTGATGGTGCATATACAGAAAAATCTGGAATTTCTAGGAATTGGTTTTTAATACACTCAAATGTCACCAAGTTGTTCATTACAACTTTCGGGAAATCAACCAATCTTGTATTATTCAATTTTATTTCAGTTATATTATCAACAGGGTAATAGACTTTTATTTCTCTATTTAATATTCTACTATCAGAAAAACTTATTGTCGATTTTCTGCTTGATCCTGAACCAGTGGAAATATCTTTATAAACATATCTTAAATCATTGTCGCTATTTTGTATAACCCAAGATGGTTTTATTTCTCCCGCTAAAACATTATAAGATATTGACATTTCAGGCACCGAACTGATAGCACCTGCGAATGTAAGAGGTATGCCTTTCATCGCATATAAGTCATATTCAGAACCATCAATATTAATTCTTATTTTGTGTGTTGGAACTTGTGAATCAAATTCTTTTTCTATTATGTCTCCGGTGTATTCAAGAGATGAAAGTTCAACAGAATTACCATTTGTCACTTTGACATCACCACCATAGAAAATAGACAATGATGCGTCACCAAAAGAAGACCATGCAGATGCTCTTGAAGTTGAAAAATCTACCGTCTTTATTTGGTTTGCGTTATCGAAATCAATTGTTTTAAATTTGAAACTTGGTGATATAAAACGACCATTCACATTAATGTTTTGACCAATACGCCTTCTTGAATCATTAAGGTTTCTAAGTACATTTTCATAAGACAATGTTTCTGAAAAAATACCAATTGCATTTTTTTCAATGTCTAAATCATTTCCACTTATCGTTATCAAATCTTCTTGCGAAACGCTTTCACCAATTCCCCTGATTTTGTCCAAATCAGTTATGGGCAAATTCAAATTCTCCAAGGTTTTGTTTGCATCAAGAATGTCGCCAAATTTAAGAGAAATTCTTAAACCTCTTACAGGGTCTGCCATTACTGTTCCTTCCCGTTGACTGTTATTTCAACCTCACCTACATCACCACTATTTATCGCTTTTGCGGAGAAGTATACAGTTTTATTATTCAAAGCGCCTTTCGTTACTTTGAAACGATCAATCCCAAACAAATAATCCATGCTTATCTTTTGTGTCTGGTTTGCGCCCACATAAAAAGATGATTTAAAATTTGCTGGTCTCAGAGGCAATTCAATATTATCATCGAATTTTACACTATCAAGTCTATTTTTTTCAATGAAGTTAGATGGTGTGTTTCCTTGGAATGTAGTGCCGCCCATTTCAAATTTTCCAGAATTTTGATTATAATCTTCGGTGACTGACACATTCAATAATGATATGTTGGAACTAGGATCAACAATCCAATCTGGTGTATGCGAAGTTGTAGAAATATCATCAAATTCTTCTATGACAATATTGTTTATTTGCGCGTTATCCATCATTGATATGAATAAGTAAAACTCATAAGTGTTGAAATTGAATACTTTTGTCTTATCCCAAAATCTACCAAAACTTCTTATTGTTTTGAAAGCAATTGTTTGTTGTCCATTTTTTATGGAAGATGATAGATCAATTACATCGCTTATTTCAGCATAATATTTTGTTAAAAGACTTTCTGTAAAAGTTTCTAATTCTGTAGTGAAAAAGATGCCAGAAGAAACAAATTCATTTCCATCATATACTCCAATTTCACCACCTAAAACGCTTAAAGATGGATTTGTTTCGAATACTATAAAATTGCCAGTAATAGTACCACTATCTAATATCAATTCATCTCTATATTCAACACCACTGTTTTCGCGGTCTCTTATTTCAAATGATATAGTAGAGCAATCACCACTATTAAGACCATTTGGTCTTGGTATACGTGGGTCTGTTTCAAACATATTTCCGTATCTACGATCATCCTCACCAACTTCAACGCCTTGCGCATTTTTTGAAGATGTGTATTGTGAAAACTCACCATAAATTTCTTCTTCTTGGTTTAATACGGCACTGTTAAAAAGAAGTTTTTCTTCATTTGTTTCGAAATCAACGACTTCAACTAATGGGACTTTTGGTGTCACCCCTATTCTGAACTCGTTATATTGCCCTAATGCATCTTTTTTGATTGGACATAAGAAATGAACTCTGATATTATTTTTTGTAAGTGGGACAGATGATGATATTATATCATTAAATCCAGTAATTCTTCCATCGAATGTGTAACCAATGGGTGATATATCTTCGCCACCTACTCGTATCAGATCATTTGTAGTATATGTTGTAGAAGAAATTGGATTATTTATTCTTGTTGCCCCAATTCTTCTTGCGATATCAGCAAATTGTATAATACCAGTTTGGTTTATATCAAGATATGAACTGAATATACCTTCGCCAATTATCTTTTTACCATGGTCTTCTTCTGTAAAGTAAATGCTTGTGTTTGCATGATACAATTGCCCAAGTTCGTTTATGGTATATTGTTCTATATTTGAACTTTCTCCATTAAGAAGACTTGTAGCATAGAAATGACCATATCCATTTCTACAACCTTCACATTCAAGTATATCTATTCTAGAGTCAACATCAGTGTTTATTGAAATATCATCTACATAAAAGTTTTTTTGACTTTCAGTTCCAATGCCATCACGATTGTATATTAACTGCTTCGAAGAAAACCCTAATACTGGTCTTGAATTAGATGCTGTTATTGTTTTCTTTGTTCTTGCTTTGTAGTTGTTATAAGAATATGTTCCTTCATCGGCACCATCAATATAATATGAAGCACCATATTTGAACAAATATATTGGTTCACGTAATGATGATGTGTCTTTCAAATATGATACATATCTGAAATGCATAAAAGGATTTTTAAGAGATGGTTTGTCAAGACTGTTCTCTATCAATAATGTATGTATAAGAACCCATCTACATTCTGCATTACCTACAGGTATATAAGCATAGAATTTTGCACCAATAGCACCATACCACGAATATTCTATTTTATACATAGTCACTTCATTAAAACTTATAGTGTATCCTGAATCGCCACTACCATCAAGGGGGTCTCCATTGAAACTTTCTGATTTAATCACTGCTTCATATACAGAACCTTTTGGTTCAATGTATTCTCCGCTATCTGTTAAAATTTGACTATCATCTCTTTCAAATGGATTTGGAACATCAACTATATGTTGATCTTCTGGTGTCAATCTGTTAAGTCCAAGTGACTTATTAGTTAATGGAACTGTGCTTCTTCTTATGATATTTAAGTTTGATCCACTTACTTGAAACATCAATTGGTCAGTGTCATTTGCGCAACCCCATTCAATAATGTTTTCGGTTTTCGATGGGTCTGTGTTTAATTTCGCACCAAATGTGAAACCGCTTATAGCGCCAGGTTGGTATCTGAATGCCTCTTTACTTTGCAACTGGTAATAGTAATAATTCGAAGAACTGTATCCTGGTTGTGTATCATCAAAACCATAAACTCTACTGTTATTAGACAATAAACTATTAACAAAAGAAGGTGTAATCTTTTTGTTGTCTACTGGATTGATCAACTTACTGTCTCTTATATCCATCCAAGTCATTGTCCAGTTTTCTATGCCAGAAAATGCTATATTCAAATCGTCATTATAGATAACATCTGCTTCTTGACCATTATTAAGAGTGATATTACCATCAACTTGTGCATCATTTCTAGAAAGAAAATTCGTTTTAGCAAAATTTAAATAACCTCTTGACAAGAAATAATCATATAGTATGTTACCTGTTTCTACAAAACGCAAATAACGTGTAAACAAGTTTGCATTATATAGTCCTTGCGAATCCCATTGTGGACCAAATGGATATGTGTAAGGAACAGGGAATGATTCAACAGAAATCGCTTGTTGATCGGCATATTCCTTATACCTTGGTGTGTATCTTTTTCCGTAAATACGGTTTTTCCTTGTTGACCATTCAACTGGTTGATATGGTGAAGGGTATCCGTAAAATTCCCATGTATTTTCTTCTAGACCATAAACAGAAACATCTGCCAAAAGAGATTGTTGCTGGTTTGCCCTTGGAATACCTAATAAGGAATTACTCACCTCAGAAGATTGTGGGAACTGTTCTTCTACTGAAAGATAACCACCTAAACCTACTTCTTTTGTCGCCTCATTGTTTATAGAGACGGACATTGAATTGTTTTCTTTGAAAAAAGAAGGACTCACATCTTCAACTTGTGTATAGAGAAAATTCCCCCTTTCATCTCTTAGGAAATTTCCTCTCACATCTACAAGTATTTGGTCGAATGTGCTTTCTCTAGGTGAGGTTTTATCGAAACCAATTTTAATCTGTTTTGACATTTTTTATCACTGTTCTTCCCAAGTTAAACTAACATTCAAATCAATAGATGATGTATTTGCATCATCTGATATGTAACTTGCCAAGTATACACTTTCTACTTCATTTGTTAGAGGATAAGACAAATAATCTTTGTTGTAGTCAAAGTAACTCAAAAGATCAAATTGTTCAGACCCAGGACTTATGAAGAATGAAGTTACATTACTTCCTGTTTCTGGAATTGGTGTTTGAATTACATTAGAAATCATAACAGAACTCAGTCTTTCTTTCTGTGTAGATGCTTCATAAATGTCATCTGTGAAATCTGTTCCATCAAATCCAAATCTTCCATCTTTCAAGAAATTTACACCACTATAAAGAACAACAGGAACATTGAAAACTTCCCTTAATGTGAAGAAATACTGTCCACCTATTCTTGATAGTTTTCCAAAAACAGTTCCAACATTTGATATAAACCAACCGTAAATAAATTTACCATCTTCATTCAAATATGAAGCATTCGATACTGGTAATGCATTGTTATCTGGTGTCACTTCATATGAACTAGTTAGATTTAATGTGCCAGAAACAGTGGTATTTGATTGGAAAACTGGTGTCTTTAGAACATCTAAATTCAATGGTTGATCGCCATAGTTTCCAGTTGACATCTTTGTTGGATACACTTGAACACGGTTTCTAATTCCAACTGCTTCTGAATTGAATATATTTTCTTTTGCTTTCAACCCAAATACAAGCGAAGGTCTTTTCACAACCAATCTTACGTTATTGACATTATTTAATGGAGAACTCAAATAAATTTTATTTCCATCAACCCAAACAACTTTAGTGTTTTGATCCAATGCACTGTTCGTCAAAACTTGTGCTTTCATGAAATATGTCTTGTCAGTTGGACCTACACCACCATCAATAGTGAAGTAGTTTCCAATGCCATCAGAAGATTGTGTAACAGTACCAATTTGGTATTCGTTTCCATATGCAGAAGATTTAGCAAGATTTGTGTGACTATACAATCTCACTGTTCCTCTATCGCCACCATCAATATAATATGATGCACCGTATTTCACGATATGATTAGATGCAGAACCGTATGTCTTATCTGTGGTATCATCAATACCTAATTTGTCTACAGAACCACCGCCATAAGTTAGGTATGTAATAGGTAAGGTAGCATTTCCAAGTGAAGAAATTTTCAATTGGTTTGATGCTCTCATGTGATGAACACGAACCCATCTTGCTTCGTTGTTGCCAACTGGAACATATGCCAAGAACATAGCACCTACCGCACCATACCATGAAAATTCGATTTTCAACATGGTAACTTTGGACATATCAATATTCCAAGCACTAACGTCTTGTAAAATTTCACCATTTGAAAGAACACTCTGTCCTGGTCTTACTATAACACCAGATTGACCTTCAAATTCACCAGTTGCGACATCACTGTAAACAACACCTCTTGTTTGTCCATCTAATTTATCAGAACTGAATCTTGATCTTGGGACACGATACTCATATACACTATAATATTTTGGGTCTGCATTTTGTTTGATCCAATTATTATATGCAAAATTAACTGCATCAATTTGCTGTTTCAAAATTTCATAATTTGAAGATGTTGTGTCGATTGCAGTGTTTATGTAACCCAACACAAACAATTCTGAAACATCACCATCAACAGGCAAACCAGTATTCAATTCATTGCCATTTCCATCAACGTTTGTTGCAGTGTTTGTAACATACATCAAAGGAAACATAGCATCTTGTTTGCGGAATGTTGAACCTTGTGGAACACCACCCTTTTCATCTGTTCCTACAGAATATACGTCAGGGAAAACAAATGGTATATTTGGTTCTATTGTATTGTCTGTACCATTGCTTGTTATATCAATAGTATCATCATTTACTGCTGTACGGTCATAAAGAGTTATTATGTTGCTCTTAGGTCCACTTACGGTCTTTACAACGTATGTTTTGGCATTTGTCAACCCACCAGCATCTCCATAGAAGTTCACATGCTGTCCAACAACAAATTCGCCTTCTGATACTGTCAACGTATCATCTGTTGCATTAACTTTTACACGAACATTTCTTTTTTCTTTAAGAAGTGACGGATCGTAAACACCAGCATGGATATGTAGCAACCCATCTCTCAAAACAACCAAATCACCAAATTGAGGCGCATTACCATAATCAACCGCACCAACATATGGTGTTGTGAAATTGTCAATTATTATGTCACAAAGGGTGTTTGTTTTTGTTCTTGATGTGGTATCAAAACCGAATAAATCAAATACTGAATCAAAACTTGAAATGTTTGCATTGGTGAAATCCCAAGAAGCAGAAGGTTCATCAGAAGTTGTTACTGCACTTGTTTTTGTCAATAGTAATTTTACAACTTCATGTGCTTCTATTTCAGAAGGACCACCGGACGCTGTTTGTGAATACACTTGCAAATCGCTTAGACTTCCCAATGCAAAATAATAGTTGTGTGCATTGTATATAGTCCCTGCATTTCCACCATATGCTAAATCTCTACCATATCCATCTACAATATATGAAACATCTCTCAAACATTTGTGTTTAATTTCTTCAAGAGTTTTTCCTACTGGTGGATTATAATCATCAAATGAAGTTGAAACCAAATAACCAAGATATCTTTTATATATGGAGAATACAGTATCAATTTTGTTTCTGCCCCAAATAGAAGTCGAAGTTGAAGTCAAGGTTCCAGAAATTGGTTGTGTACCATTGACTGCATCAACAGTAATATCTCTTAAAGCATTTACTCTTGTTGCTGTTGCCGAACCATTCAATGTTGAAATAGAATAGTCATTGGACAAAACATCAACAATTTCTGCTGCCAAATAAGTATGAACTGCTGCTTCTGCTTCTGTTATTAGTGTATTACCACTTCCAAGCAACGCGGTTCTATACGTAGTTGCATTAGTTACAGCATGTCCTGTTCCACTATATTGCAAATCGTAAATATATGCGTCAAGAGCAAACTCCATGTCTCTTTCACATTTATCTGCATTATTTTCGATATGGTTATATTGTGTCGAACCACCCGTAAATGAATCTCTTGCTGCTATTCTAGCATTCTCAATTATAGTATATTTTTGATCAAAAAGTATTTCCACTGCTCTTGGTTCTGCATTCACTTCTGGTGCAGGGTCATTTGCAGGTTTGCCAACATATCTATAATCAGATTGGTTAGTTGTGGTATTTGAAAATACTACAGGGGTTTGGTATAATAGAGACTGTGTTCTTCTTACTGTTGCAAAATTATCACCAAGGAAATTTCCTCTAGTCTCCCAATAGTACCCATCATATTTATCAAAAATACCATATTTTCTTATCGCAGGGTTCAAATCGTATTCACCATTTTCAACATCTGGTGTTGGAGAAACAGATGATTTTACACCAAAAGTTGCTGCTGAAACACGTCCCGGTTGGTAGCGGAAAAATCTTTTTGATGAAAGAACTGCAAGATGGTCTTTTGGTGCTTGTACAAGCGCACCTGCTTCTTGTGGAAGGTGTTTGATACCGTGTCCAAAAGTATATTCTTGTGGTGATGATGACCATTCACTTGGGTTTACATCATATGTATTAACATCGGAAAAAATTCCCAAAGCAACTTCACTTCTAGGAATACCCAACAAACTTAGAGCAACTTCGGATTGCACTTTTTGTTGTTCTATGACAGGTATAGGTTTTTGATCTGTAGAAACAACTACAGGAATAGATTGTGATGCAGGTCTCGCGCCAGGAGATACTGGTGTTGTTCTGCCTACGTTGATTACAGATGCATTATTATTGATATTTGTTAAACTAGACATTTTATTGAACTTTTCCTTTTGCGAGTAAGAATGTATTCTCTACTGTTATGTTACCACCAGAACCTTCTGCTGATATTGATTGATCATATTCGATAGTCAATATTAGACTTGGATTTGGTCCGCTTGCTAATGAGTCATTTATATTTATAACAGTTCCCACAAGATTATCTAAATTCGGTGTGCCACCATGGTTCAACATTCTTACTTTAGAACCTTCGTAAAGATTTGAATATTCTTGAACATTTACTTCGTAGGATGTGTTATTTGCGGTTTGTGCTTGTATTGTACCAGAAGGGACATATTCTGTTAATTGTGCTTTGTATATCAAACCAACATGGTTTGAATCAATGTCATGTAGCGTTGAATAACTGTATGTTGTTAGTAGAGTATCGACATTTGTTTGTGATATGGAAAATTTGAATTCTCCGTTCTCTGGTTCAACATTCACATCAAATACATTTGCCAATGGTGATAAAGAACTGATTAACACCTCACCATATTCTTCTTCGACATTATCAACCTTACGTAATTTTTGGACTTGATATGAAAGTTCTGCCCTATTTGCAGTTAGGTCAAACAAATCACCATTTTCTTGATATACAAATTCCGCACTTGTGAAAGATGAACCATATTCTATGTTTATATTAACACTGTCATATTCACTATTAAGTATATCTGGTCCAGATATGTATTCACCTGCTGGTCCCTTTATCAAGTTTGGTGAACTGATAAAGTTTTTCGATCCAAATATAAGAACACCACTTCCACAATTATCAACTACATTATTTGAAAATATTCCAGTCAAAGTAGTTGACAAATCTATATTTGATGTGAAATTTTTAAACGTATTGTTTGTGACAATTATATCAGAACCTTCGTTGGCAGTAAGAGGTGAAAATGCATATAAATCATTCATACCAGAGTTTTCTACACGTGAAGAATTGATATTAATTTTTGAACTATTAGGTGAGTATATACCACCACCCGCAACGTTTCTTATATGAACTTTGTTTATATCTATGCCATCACCGACAACTTTTATTGCATCATTATTGTAATCATTTATCGTTGAACGCAACCACTGGTTTTGCTGATTCCCATCAATGTCGAAATTAGATAATGTGATATTCGAGTTATTCAAACCAGAAGCATACACTATATTCAAGTTATCTTCTGTAGACCAAGGCATTTTTTTGATGATTGATTTGCGCCCTTTCCCAGACAAAGAGAACCCATCTGGCAATCTTAGTGTGGAGACGTTATAGACTCTATCATTTATAGTCAAAGAATTGATGCCGTTTCCATCTCTTTCATCAATTGCTTGTTGAAGAAATGATGTGTCGTTTTGTACAAGTGTAACTGTGTTATTGAAATTATATGATTCAGTTAGTGTTATCTCACCTGAATTCGTATCAATAGATAACACTTCAACATCCACCCATCCTTCTTGTGTTGCACCAGAAGAAATTAGTGGGAAATGAATTGTGCCTGTTGAAGTATCATATGTTCCTGTCGTGCTGTTCTTTAATGACCATTCTGTGTAATTAAATGTCCCATAGTCTGTATAAGTTCCAGAAGTAGAGTTTCCAAGTTCGTTTTGTCCTAGAACTTCTATAAGTTTAAAACCACCACCATCTTTATCTCTATATACCAAAATCCCATTACTTGCAGAACTTCTAGTGAAAGATATGGTCACATTATTTTCATCATTGAATGAATCAAATTCAACTGTTGCAGTTGAACTAGGCGCGGTGTGCGCAGATATTTTACCATTTGTCAAATCGAACTGTGCAATCCTATAGGTCAATATAGATTGATTAGTTATGGTAGAAAATCCATTTACTGTAACGCTACTTAATGTAGGAATTGTCAATACTTCTGTGTCTATGCTACCACCAAAAATAGTCAATATCTGACCTTCATAAAATTTAGAAACATCTGAAAGTTGGTTTAATTGAATTGTGTCTGTCGCTTGGTATGTGACATTCGGGGTAGCGATAACATCATCAAATGAATCTTGCAACTGAGTTTCAGAAAAATCACCAGAATATAATCTGTAATTTTCAGCAAAAGATTCATTGAAAAAATTGTCAAAGTTTGTTTGATTGAAATATTTGTTAATACTTCCTTCATCTAGATCATCTGTAGTAAACCCGTCAAAATTTATCATGTAGGTCAAACCATCTGTGGGGTTTGATCCATCATTTGTCAAGTCACTCGTTTTTGTAGGTATGGAAGGCGTGTTATCGAAGTTTTCATAATTTAGATAATATGAAGCAGGTTCACTATTCAACTGATACACATTCAAAATGTCACCAGTAGTGAGCGCATTCAAATCAGTTACTATACTATCAATAGTAGTATATGTGTCTTCATTAAACTTGCCTTTTAGTGTTCCAAAAGTAGCATATTTTGATGTACTTACAATTGATGTGTTATCAACAATAAGCATAAGATCGTCATCATCCACATCTACTGTGGTAGCCTGATTTAGTTCGGAAATCTTCGTCTGTGGTCTTGAAATATTGAAATATTTCCAAGTTGAACCATTATATATAAACTGGTATTGACTTGATTTTACATTAAGAATAAGATCATTGTTAGAACCTTCTATCGTAGTATCGGATGCTATGGTTAATTGGTTATCAGACCAATCATTTGCATCGCCAACTGTCAAAGATTCACCAGCAACCGGATTTGCTGGCAACAATATTGTTATTGCTTGTGAAGTTGTGTCAACAATTAAATTTGTATCTGCGACACTTTGAAAAGGAGTGGTGTTTACTAATATCCAAGACATGCTGATTACCTATTCGTCCCTTGATTGTGAAATTATTTTCTTTTATTTATAAAGAAGTCATGCTGGATAAATTAGTGCTTATCATTGAAACATCTTGACCAAACAAAAGTCTCATTGATGCAAGTTGAATATTACCCCACCAAACTTTTTCTAGTGCGCAATTGCTATAAAAAACTTCATCTGGAAATTTAATAGGACAAGAACTTTTACACAATCTTTTGACGTGACAACTCATACAATGCTTATTTTTTCTTTCCAAATCTAGACCATGAATTCGTATATCTTTCAAATCATCTATGCTTCCTGCTTTGAAATGATTGTCAGAGTGAGGGCAAAGTCTAATATTTCCTTGCAAATCTACGCTCAGAACTCGATTTGAATCTGCACCACATTTTGATGTAGACACAATTGGTGCCTGATTTTTTAGAAATTTTGAATATTGGACCACTCCATAATCTGAATACATCAAACTACATGGAAGTGTTTTCTCATGTGCCATATCTTCTGTTGCCACTTTCAAAAATTCATACATATGATCATTGAATTTCTTTAAGGTTTCGCCTCTAAGGATATATTTCGCAGAGTTTTCATCTTTTCCGTGGAAGTCATAATTTCTAGCAGGGATGAAATTCAATTTTGCGCCCACAATACCTTCTCTATCCACAAAATCTTTAAAATACTCATTGATTTCGAAAAGATCGTGATTTTCGCTACTAACCACACATCCAAAAGCAAAACTCACATTCGGAAGTGCAAATATTCTTTTCATCACATCTACTTTTTTGGGATTTTTGAAAACATCAACACCTCTTGTCAATTCCTGCTTTTTAGCATCGTGACTTACATTTATCATAACCCGTGATTTTAGTTTTTTAAAAAATTCATAGTGCTTTTCTACAAAGGCAGAACCATTAGTAGATATGAAAAAATATCTATCAGGGTGATCAAAAAACTCCATGATAGCAACCATATCTTTCCAATATAGAAAGGGTTCTCCACCCCATAATTCTACTCTTGATAGTTTTTCAAAACTCAAGTTTTTTTTCAATTTTTCAATGAAAGTTTCGGTCCACAAACTTCGCGGTCTTTCAGAAGGATCGCCAATATCTTTTTGCATACAATACGAACAATTATAATTACACGCATGTCCCAATAAAATTCTTAATGACACAGGTTTATCTGTTTTCTGATCTGTACCCCATTCTTTTGACTGTTGTTCATACCACTCGTCAGATTTGTCAAAGGAAAAATTTAATGTTTCGCCTTTGCCATTATATATTGTGTTGTCATTGCTATCATAGAAAAATTCACGACCATCTTGTAATTCAAATAATGTATATGCCATATGTATTAAAAACTATCCGTAAATTGATGTGTATGTGATCTTAGGTTTCTTGAAGGTATTCTTAATAGGTTGTGGTGAATTGATTCAATTTTTTCTCCCCTTGATCTATTAGGAAGATTCAGTGTTCCTAATATTTGATTTGAGGAATCGTAAACTTTAGAAGCAGTTCTATTTACTGGAACTGTGCTTCCATTATTTCCAAATTCACTAATAGATGTGTATTCTACTAAAGTGTGTCTATGGTTTCTGACAGTAGATATAAAGTCTCTTAGTAGGTTCAAATCGGAAGCACGTATTGTATTTCCTGTTTGAATACGTGATCTTAATGGGTTTGTGTATATTGATCTTACTGATTCCGCAGGTGCCATATCAGTAACACCGCTTGTGGTTCCTGTAGTAGTTGCCATTGTTTTTTCCTTTTATATAGTTCCGCCACCACCACATTCACATTCACAATTTGATATGTATGTGTCTGTGAAATTATGCTGGTGTTCTAAAAGTGAGTCTAAAATATCAACCATTTGCTGAAATGAATCTGCTGAAATTTCTTCGCCTGTTGCTTTGCTATCAACATCTGTTGCCACGCCATTAAACGGGTCTGTGTTTTTTGTTTCAGTTGCCATCTTACTCTCCGAATATGACGTATTCTAATTTGTTTGTTTTTGAATTCTTTTTATCAAAGTCGTATTTCATCATACTGTCAATGACAAATTCAATTACAAAATAACCATTCTTTCTAGGTTTTATTATCACTATATCTTGATCAATCTCGTATTCGACATTACTTTTTATTGTGTATGGAAACCTTGGTGTATTTTCATATAAGTATTTATAAGGACTATCACCAAACAATTCCAATTCTATTTCACCATTTTCGGGAAACAAATAATTCTCGTTAACAAGCACACCTTTTTTTATTTTTGGTTTCAGAAAATATTCTTCTATGGAACCTATATTAGAAAGAGTTGTCACCTTATGTTTTTCTGTTTCGAGGTTGGTAAAATGTGTTAATGTTATTAGATTTGGGTTCAATATACCAAGAATAATATTGCTGTCTGACAGTTTTTTGAACACCACATAAGTCACACAAGACAAATATTTTGCTTTAGGATTTGGTTGTCTCTTTTTAGACAAGTTTACGATTTTGTGGGTGTCTTTATCTCTGGTTAAGAAAACGGAACTTGATAATATGTTTAGTTTGTCGAATTCATTTTGAGCAACTTCAAAAAGTGTTCCTAGACCAACCCAAGAATTATCTTCTAATAATTTTTTTATGTGGTCAAGGTTTAATGTTTTGCAGTTCGTTTCATTCAATGCTATATTTGGATAAAGATGTTCTTTTATGACTAATTCGTCATTCTGTTTGTATTTACTTTCCACGTGTTTTTGAAGAACATACGAATAACTTTCATTTTGAAACTGATCAAACAACTGACCGTCCAATTTTTTTGCTATTGGCAGCGACTGTAGCATTTCGGGTATAAGTTCTATATTAGCAGGAACAGAGAAATCTAAATGGTTTTTTTCTGTTCTATTCATGAACATTTGCTTCATTTTTGTTGCATCATTTGTATCAAGAAAATTATCAAAATCTATTATAGAATTCATATTCTTGTTCACGTCCTGCCATTGCTCAGACTTTTTATTTTCCCACACGATAACCCAATTAGTTTTTGACATTTACAGTCTCCCATTTTTTGAAAAGATGTGTAGATGATGTACAATCAGAACACATTACAAAAAATCTATCCAAAACTCTATCCTTCATATTTTTCTCATGCCAATCTATTTTTTTTCTTCCATCCAAATAATATTGATCATTTATAGAATATTTCGTATTGACTTTTTCAAGTTCTTCCCCTTTTAACCAAGAATCCCAATCATATAAAGAGATGATATCTTTTCCTTGTTTTGGGTCATAATCCAACCATAGAATCATTTCATTTGTCCATGAAACCATATCTTCAAGAATTGGGTCATCACCATATGTTTCTTTCATCCAATTTAAAATGCCTTTATAAAAGTCTTTTCTGTTTATGTTTATCATGAATACTATCATAACCAGAAGTTGCATTCTAAGTTCCAAACCAAACTCTTCTGGAAGATCGTAGAAATAAAAATCTTCAACATTATTAGGGGATGTTACTCTTTTTATGGTCTCATTTATAATAGAATTCTTAACAATATTTTGTTTTTTATTCAAAAAATTATCACTATTCAAGAAAGACTTCCACAACTTTCTATAAAAGTCTGCTATAGATATTCCTCTCTCGCGCCTCAAATATTTTGTTATGTTAGACAGATATCCTTTTGATTCGAATACGTTTATAAAATTTTCCATTAACCACATTTCACACCATTCTTCTCTGGTATATGAATAAGTGGAAACAACTATTTCAGAAGGTTCGACATATCTTGTATCATTATTGAGATTGTGTTCTCCATTATAGGATATGATTTCATCTTTTTTTAATATGCCTTTGAATTCAAATGTGGTATTAAACAAAGATTCTTGATTCAATTTCATTGTCTCTATTTTAAATTTTTCAACATAATTTTTATTTGCGGCAGGTGCAGTTGGCAAGAAATGCCAGACGTATCTTAGTGAATCCACACGATACTCTTGTGTCAACTCATGACCTTCATAGTAACTATCCAAAGTGGCACCAGGCAATCCTAATATCATTTCAAGCATAATCTTAACATTATGTTTGTCGCGTATCTTACCATATTCGACCATTTGTGTTTTCCAATCATCATCTGTCCTGTCAATATTTTTATTGACAATATCATTTGTATCTTGGACAGGGATTTTCAACATCGTCGTCAAATCTCTAGAGGCAAACATTTCTTCAATTTTATAAAGGTTCTCTTTTCTTACTTTCGTAGGACCATACATGTTTATTTTTTCTGGATAACCTATGGTATCGTTATATTCACATATTTTTTTTGCAATATCAACGTCTCTTTCTATAATACCAAAATTGGCATCTGTAAAAGTGAAAAATTCTGGTTTGATATTGGAAAAAATGAAATCAAGATCATCAAAAATATCTTCCGTAGGTTTGAAATTTACTTTCGAATTTATCCCACCACCCCATTCACAATAAGTACAACCGAATGGGCACCCCCTTGAACTTTCATAATGAAAATACATCTTCGCGGTTTTAGCATCCGCCTCTTTCCTTAAAGACATCAGATAATCAGAGTTTCTTTCAAATATTTTTTTAGACCATTCGAAGTTTCTTTTATTGAATTGTTTTTTGGGTCTTATATGCCCTATACCATCTTCTTTTGGTCTTATAATATATGGTACTTCATCCCAATTTTTATCTGTCTCTAATTGATATAAAAATTCATTTGCGAAGACTTCTCCATATCCTTCGCTTTCACATATGTAATCTATGTAAGGATGTTTTTTAAAAAAGTCTAATTCTTTTTTATATAGCAAATGCGGTCCACCAATTACTATTATGCAATTCGGCAGATTTCGTTTCACAATTTTCATTACTTTTTTTGAAAGTGGGTAGTTCCAAACATATAGAGAAACAAAAAACACATCTGGATTTTCATTTATTATGTTTTGGGCAAATTCCTCTACGTTATTTGCTATAGGATATTTATGAGGGTAATTCCAGACGAAACTAGAATTACCCTCATAATTGTCTTCTATATAACTTTTTACAGATAACCAAAAATAGTCGTAAGTAATTAATTCTTTTTCATTGGTCAAATTCATAAATGATATATTCATAATGTTTCCTTATAGAATAATTGCTTCAACAACTCCATTTTCGTCATTTTTAAGTGCTACGGCGAATATGTTATAAAGTGAATTGCTACTGGCGACTTCTGCATATCCTTTCATAAATGATGGAACTAACTTATCGCCTTTTTCAACTTTTCCAATAACCTTCACTGGAACCCTACCCTTTAGCGCAACGTAAATTCCACCTTCTAGACCTTCATTCATTCTGAAAGCAGGGTTTCCTGAAATAACGCCAATTGGCAAGTCATCTGTTTGTGTTGCTGTAATTTCTTTTTCACCGCCAACACAAACTACAGTACCAACCTCATAATCTTCATCTGCAAGATATTTCTCTGCCAAGTCTGCGTATTGTGCAGAAGTTGCTGTTCCTCTAAAAAGACCAGATGCTTGTATGTCGCCAACAACGTCAATCTCATATGCGGGGGCAACTTTCTTGATGCCCATTCTTCCGTTTGTATTATCCCAAACCATATTAGAACTTGTGCCGACTGCACTTGTACCGTTGCCAAAAATGATTTGCCCAGATGCTATTGTTGCTTTGCCCGTACCCCCATTTGCTACAGAAAGTATTCCTGTCACCGCATTTGATTGGTTTAGAGCAATTGCACCAAAACCTAATGCGGCCCCTGACCTTCTCAATACTTGATGATCGCTTGATGCTGTTATGTCTGCCACATTACCCAAAGAGTTTGCAGAACGTCCTATTATAGACAATGCTGCACTTTTTCTTATATTTGTATTTTCGACAACATTTATATTCAATGTTGCAGAACCAATGACATTTGAACTACCATCAATCCCAGCGATAGATAATGTTATACCACCACCTATTGAAGTAATATCAAAACTATTTTGTAATTTTGATGCGGTTGATGCGTTTCCTACAATAGTTGGCGCTGAAATGCTATTGACAGTTAAACTCTGTGCGCTTATATTGTTAAGAATAGACAAATCACCAGAAGAAGTAAGACTCATTGCAGGTGTGACAAAACCATCTGTGCTTATGATAAATTTTGTTGCTGGTGTGTCGTCAAGTAATCCATATACCCATGAAGCGGAATTGTTTTCTACTGCTATTCTAGGTCCAACGGAATTTTTTATGATGACTGCTTTTTGTTCACCATAAGAAAATCTAGTTTGAGCGGTAACATCAATGTATCCAAGTGAACTTGTGCTATGAAGCGCAATAGTTTTTGCCTGAATTATGTTACTTTCTGTCGTTCCAGTAACAGTTATGTTATTTGCAGCAAAGTTTCCAGATAAAGTGGTATTACCTATAGTTGTGTCGCCACTTTGAGATGCAGTTAGAATGTCACTGTTTACTAGATCGACTAATTCATTTGTTTTGCTCAACCAAACCTGAAAAGTATCAGAAATTTGAACGTTTGTAATATTTTTTGCCATTTATTGTTCTTCCAAAATCTTTTCTAATTTTTCCGATAATGCCGAAACCGTGTGTCTCAAATCGGATATGTCCTTTTTGATTGTGCTGATTTCTCTTAACTTTTTCTTTTCCATTATATATTTATTCCTCTTGTCAACGTCTGTCTCTACAAGTGCCTTTGAATTAGAATCTCTAATCATTCGAACGCGACCCCTCTATAATCTAGTAATCTTGGAACAACATCTACGTTTTCAGAAAGCAATTCAATTTTCAAATCAAATGTTCTGAAACCAGTGAACGTTCCGTTATTATTTGTATATTGTGTGACACCATCAATGTCTTTTTGTGTTGATGGTATTTCGAAAGCATACTCTCTAAAATCATTCAGGTTTGTTGTAGATGTGTACGTCTCAGCACCATTTACCATTATCATCTCAATCCAATCATTGTCGTATAGCGCAGATGGATCAGATTCATTAAGCGGTCTTATATATGCTTTAATATCTGTTCCATTTGGTCTATGGGCAGTAACATAAATGTTGAAATCTTCTGATACAAAACCTTCTGATAGTTGTACCTTTTTAGATATGTATTTAGCAGATTTTTCAGAAGTATTACCGACTTTATATTGGTAAACAAATGTCATGCCAGTTTCCAAATCAACGAAAGGAGTAGAAGTTAATAGTCCGTTATTAGACATGTTCATCACAATTTTTGCACTTATATTTGTTGCATCTGGATTTGATTTACTTCTAAGTAAAGCACCTCTTTCATTGAATCTTTCACTTTCTCCAAATTGTAATTCTTTTGCATATGGAATGTCAGTTGGATATGCTGGATCAATAAACAAACCACTCATATTCACTGTTGAATATGTGTCTGTAATTTTATTCAACATTGTCTGCATGTAACTAATTCTAAAATCATTCAAACCAGTAATTGTTGCTCTCGCACCAGAATATATACCGTAAACAACATCACCGACTTCAAATGCAAAGTTTTCTCTTGCTGATGAATTTTCAAGAATTATATTGTCTGGTTCTCTATAATTGAAGTATGCTACCGAACCAACAACGGCAGGTTTTGCAGATACAGTTGCTGAAAAACTAGGTGTATTCGCAAAAGTCAACTGTGTAGTTGTGGCAGATGCAATTTTCAATAGATTTTCTGTACCAGAACCATTCATAACATAAATGTATTCGCCAGCATTGAATGAACCCAAATTAGTTCCTGTTCCTATATTTGACCCTGCAACCAAAGTGACGGTATATGTGTCAGTTCCTTTTATGGCATATACATTTTCATTCAATCTAAACTTACCAATAGCATTTGTGACGCCTAAAAATTCAGTTGGTTCTGTTTCAAATACTGCGGAACCAGTTGAAGCATTGAAATTGTATCTATATAGATTAAATTTGATGTCTTCATCTTGGTATGACTGCCATGCTCTATTGTTGGTTGATGTGAATAGAACCCCATCACCCCAATCTTGTACAACAGAACTTCCAGTTATTAGATCAGTGCCGCCAATTTTTGATGTGTATATCAAATAGTCTGGATCGTTACCATCTGGCATAACGACAACACAATATTCTTTTTCCACATTTAGTCTTACTGGTGCATCAAATACGATATTTGTTGCAGAAGAACCGTTTTCTGATACTATAACATCTGTTGGTGCCAAGTGAATTTTTGAAAATGGTAGAATTTCTTTAGCAGGATAACCATTGCTAACTTCACGCAACATAACAGTAACTCCATTGGTAGAACTTTTGCGCTTGAAGTATAGATCAATTGAACTTGCATATATACATTCTCCACCACCAGACATGTTATTTTTGATAAAGAAAGTTTGTGCTAGTGGATCGAAGTTTTGACCACTATCATCTCGTTCCCTTAGAATTATTGGGGCAACTTCTCTTGTTGTGACTGTTCTTGTGGTGACAACTTCATCTATATCTATTTCTGGTATTCTTGTAGCAACAGTCAATCCTGTTTTTTGAATATCAAAATTATATGCGCGATATGTTAATGTGCCTCTTGAAATTGAAGCAGAATTTATGTTATCAAAACTATCAACATCTGCAACATACATAATTCTATCACCAACAAAGAATGTATTTTCTGGCAATAAGAATACTGCACGAACAGTTCCATTTACATCACTTGAAACAATATCACCATATTCACCACTTCTTGAAACTCTATTCAATTCACCTGTGCTAGATGCAGGTGCGACAAACTCATTAATATCAATTTCATCGAAGAAGAAATAATGTCTTGTATTTGGACGCAAACTATGCATGACAATTTCGATTTCTCTGGAACGCATATATGGTTGGAATTGAACGTTTGTTACAAAATCACCCAAAGATTGTTCGTTTGAAGTTTCAAGAACTTGTAGTGTTCTTGTCACATCTTGGAAAACGTCTGTTGTCACATTTGTTGATGATGATCTATTTTTTGAAAATAGTCCAGTTCCAAATAGACCACCAGTTCTCCAACTATCAGTTGTTGTGCTTGTGCTAGAACTAATCAAAGATGAACTAGTGCTTGTCAACGGGATAAATTCGTTTATTCCATCTACCAAATCCGAAAATGGTGTGAACAAATCCAAGTCCAATTGAACAGGGTCTGTATTAACATCATATGCACCATCATATTCTGGTGTCAGGAAACCAGTTCCTTTAAAGAAGAAGAAGTTGCTGATACAGTTTCTTGAATTTGTCGCATACGGTTGTGATATAATTCTTGCAGCAGGATCGTTTTCGGAAAGATTTGGTGCAAGTGTTACAACTTTATTGTTGAAAACTTGAACAGAATCTGACTCTGCGGCGTTGAAAATCAAATTAAATGGTATTGTCTTAACGGCAGGTGCCAAACTTTTTTCTGTGAAATCTACGGATGCGTTAAATTCAGGGTCTTTGACATTTGCTATGGACAAGTCATTGAATGGATCAACTACGATACCATTTTTAAATCTATTCAATCCATTTTCATCTTGTATCAACAAATTTTGTGCGGAAGATTCTAGAGAAGAAACAGACGCATAATATGTCAATCTTGAAATGGTTTTCGCAAGATCATTTATCTCTTTCATAGTATAATTTTCAATGCCTTTTGGTTTGATCTTTACACCATAACTCATTTTGTTTCGTATTGACGCTTCTTCTTGCGTTAATATCGGATAACCTGGGATATAAATTTCTGCGATTACTGTTTTGTCTCTATCAACAGTTGGGGCAGAAGAAAGACCAGAAGTTCCTTTGACTAGATTAAAGTTTCCATACGAATCTACCACAAGTGCATCTGTTCTGTTTAGAAAATATTCAAAATCTGCGCTACCAGAAGCAAAACATTCTGGAACTGCATAATTGATGCTTGTGTTGAATATTTGTTCTGAATATTCAGGCAAATCAATTGGTGTTGATGGAGCTATTGAAGTTGCGCCAGCAAGGTTTGTAGAATATGATGCTATAGCAGTTCTATATGGACGGAAGTCAATACAGTTGCGCATATCCATTATTTTGCCAGTAGCAGATTCGAAATATGGTATTTTGTCTAGTGATATATTTGGATAACTATTAACTGTGAAGAAGTTATAGTTTTCTGAAAAGTCTACTTTAAACACTTTTAACTTAACTGTCAACAATTCACCTTCTGTAGGTTCTTTTCTCCCATTGATGAATGACACATATGAGTGATCGTAAAAATTGTCTTTTTGGTTATTGTTTAGACGGAAACTATCAGTGTAATCAACAGAATCCGAACCAGTTATAGACAATATATCATACACGTCTGGCAAACCAAGTGTAAATTTATTCGCAGATTGTGTGTAATATACCTTTACAAATACATCAAAAGTCTGTTTAACTTTCGCAGAATCAGGTGTTATTTGAGCATTATAATATACTGTTGCAGTTGTGTCCGCATCATTAACTTCCAAGAATAAATTTCCTTGTTCTGTTATTGCAGAAGTTTGTATTTCCAATTGCTCAAAGTTTTGATTTATGACAAGAACATTATTTAAAGTATAACTATTAAATGTTTCAGAAGGTTCCGGCAATACAGTCAATTCACCAGAAGAATTGACTGCAACATTGCTTTGTTGTCTTCTTATATTAAAGGTGAAATCATTCACAGATTTGATAGAAAACATCCCTGTATCGAAAATCAATTTCGAGTCTGCACTATTGCGCACTCTTGGTTCTATTTCTATAAGACCAGTATTTCCTGTCCCGTCCTTAACATACACAACATCAGAGAAATTATTATTACCGTCCATTCTAATAGCAAATAGATATATTCTATCGCCATTATAATTTTTGATAACTGCATTACCGATTTCTGTTTCTGATTGGTCAAGCAATCTCACTATAGAAAAGTTTTCTATGTTAACAACACCAGTTGCTGCCAATACATTACAATACCCGCCATATTCAAATGTTATCGGTTGGTTGTTTTGTATTTTTGTTTGATCACTTGCAATTTCATCAATTAAGAATGATCTTTCTGCTTTGTTTTCTACTCTATATCCTTTTGAATATATTACACCAGAACCGACAGTCAAATTCACACCGTTACTTCTTCTTTTCACGCCGAATTTGAATGGGTTTGTTATATAATCACCATTTGTTTCATATGTTCTTTTTGCCATTTCTGTTGCAATAGAATTGAACTGTGAAACGTCACGAATTTGAATGGCATTACCATTTTCATATCTTCTTAGAGCGAAGAAGGTAGCATCTGCATCTGCAATAGATGTGTCCAAAGCAATAAGTCTTGGTGATAGTTTAAGTCTGTCTGCTCCAGGTGCGTTTTCATTTGGCGAACCGTTAGCATTATCGAACAAGGAAGTGTCTTGCTGTGAAGTGATGATTTCTTCATCAATAACAAACCCAACTGCACGTTGATTTGGTTCTCTTATTTCACTTGTTAAGTCAACATATTTTGAAACAACTATAGTCTGTTCGTCTGAATATAGAAAATGTCCTTTTTGGAAAGTTATACCTTCTGATACAGAAAGACCGTATGACGAACCAACTGGATTTGAGAATGTAGCAACAGTTGTTGAACCGACTACACCATTGTCTGCTATTGTTTCAACGCTATTACCATTAACAAGTTCTGTTATAATAACTTTTTCTCTTATAGAAAGAGACTCACCGGAAACAAATGATTTGACGCCACTATTTGACGTAGAAGTGTAATTAATGAAGAATGTGTTAAGGTCTGGCGCTCTTGATTGATATCCATCACTCGCAGTAACGACATATGCCTTTAGACCATCGTTATTTTCAAGTTCATAATAATATTGGTAAATAGTATCAGTGTTCGTGTCTTCTTCTGTTCTTTGAATATACAAAGAAGGACTTATGCCATCCGCAACTTTCACATATCTCAAATTAGATAGTTCTGTGAAGTTACAACCTTTGATTATTGACCCTTCTTTATATATATTATCGCCAAATTGTTCAATTTGGTTTTGCAGTGTTGTCTGCAATTGGGTAAGTTCTCTTGCTTGAACAGCATATCTTGGTTTGAACAAAACTCTATAATATTTTTTTGAAATATCATAGTCGTCAAAATATGGGTCGATATTCAATGATGTGTTAATAGGCATGTGATTTTATATCCTTAAAAGTCAACTAGAATTTTAATTTGTTCTATGGTAGTCTGTTTTCTCTCTATTGGTGAAAAGTCTGACATGTATAGAACGTCTCCGCTTTTTTGTGTGTAAATGGAATAATTTATACTATTTATACCGAAATCACCAGCGTTATTTGTCTTTAAAACTAGATTTTCATCAAAAGTTACATTATATGGTCCATTATAATTAATTATGTAAATTCTATCACTCAATACTTCATGTATAATACCTTCCACACCATTTGTTTGATAAACA